TATTCATACTCAGTAGATGTTTGACCGATGATTTGGTTATCATCATTGTATTCCATCTCTGTGTAATCACCTGTAGCGTCTCCATCGAAGTACCAATCACCAATACTAACTGCTACATCTAAGTCAACCATTTCGTGAAGAGCCACTTTGGACTCAATCTCGAAACCACTGTGACTTTGATTCACACCAGTTAGGTAAATGATGTCTGTGTCACCTGAGTCACCTTGTCCAGTTGTTACTGATTTGGTAAGGTTTCTATCCTTCCATTGTGTATTATAGTAACTACCTTTGACAGCTACTAAACCACTTCTGTATTCACCACCAACTTCTGTAGATATGAATTTTTCATTATCAGGATTTGTAGATACATTTCCATCATAATCAATCACATTATCTAAGATTGGTGGTTTCTGTACATAACCAACATTAGCAAATGCTGATAATCTGTCATCAAGATTATACCTACCACCACCTTTTACTTGAAAAGTTGTGATGTTATCAGCTTCAACAAAGTTATCGATATCATTTCCATCTTCATCTTTGTTAATAGCAAAATGGTCTTCGTATGTATATCCGATTGTGGATATACCACCCATACCATATAGGTTAATCTTTTCAGTATCGTATTTACCTTGTAAGAAAGCACCAAACCAATCAACGGTAGTTTCGTTGTGATAAGCAATAATATCACCTAACCCAACTTTCTTACCATCGGCAGCGTTGTCATCGGCGAAATCTACATAGTAGTCTCCACCAAGTAAATCACGAACTTCTCTGGCGTGTTCTATACCAGCAGTTCTCCAATCAATACCAATCTGAACCTCAAGTTCATCATTCACATCATAGTTTAACTTTGAAATTAAACCATAGGTGTTTTGTCTGTTGATTGAATTTCTTAGGATACCAGTTGAACGATTTTCAACATCTGACCATGCAGAATCTACATTAGCAGAGTTCTGTGCAATCTCAGCATCCCAATCCCACATCCAAGGTGAACTTGCATACCAAGGTTCTCCTTCGACCGCAGGTTTTCTACTGACACTTCCGTAAGTACCAGTTCCACCACCACTACCACCACTCCAATAAGCTACAGAACTTAAAGTCATTTGGTCGTTTAAATCGAGAAAATGATTCAAGTTCACAAGTGGTTTATGAAAGAAGTTTTCTCTTTCATTCAAGAAATCAGAACTGAACCTATCTGTAGTTCTAGCACCATACATATACCAATATTGTTGGCCTTTGTATGATGGGTCTACAGGTGCCCAATTTTGATTATAGAACCTACCAGCTTCAGTTTCGAACTTCTCACCTTCGGCAAATGCCGTTGGGTCGTATCCATTACCTTCGTCATCCCATCCAATATCACTCGCTAACTCTTGTGAGTAAGTTGCGATATTCTGTTTGTATAGGTTCTGTCCATGTCTTTGTGGTGCTCCTATTGCGTATAACTCAAATCGTTGTTTGTCTGATACAGCATAAGATGTACCTAAATAATAAGCCCAAGCATCCGTCCATGTTCCATCTATAAAACCGTTTCCGGTTTTACGAACAATCGTTCCACTTACTGCTAGTTTATCATTTATTAGACCTGAGTTATAATTCAAAGTGGTCTTTAAGAACCCACCCTCACCGACTTCTTGTTTCAACTTCCCACCTTTCTCGTGAGCTGCTGGGTCGGTGATAATATTCATAGTACCACCAATAGAAGGTGTTGCTAAATTAACAGCCGATAGTCCCCTTTGCATCTGAATCGAGGAAGTAGCGTCTCCCACTCCATCCCAATTAGACCAATAGACCCATCCGTTCTCCATATCATTTTGGGGAACTCCATTAATCATTACGGCAACATTCCGTTGATTGAATCCACGAACATTAATACGGGCATCTCCCGCACCACCACCTTGTTGTGTAGCGTATACACTTGGTGTAGTATTAAGAATCATTGGAATATCTTGACTACCAAGTCTTACTTCCATTTCTTTTTTACTAACATTAGTGTAAGCCACAGGTGTTGTTTCATCCGCTCTTGAAGCCAAAACTTCAAGTGCCGTGAGAGCAACAACATCAGTTTCTAAATTGAAACTAACACTCCCAACTATGTCCCCAACTTTTACTGTTTTAGTTTGGGATACATAACCGATGTATGAAGCAGTAACACCAAAAGTACCTGTACCAGTTTCAATAACGAACTTCCCAGTCTCGTCTGTTACTCCACCGAGTTCAGTACCTTCTACTATTACATTTGCTCCAACAAGTGGTTGTTCTCCGACTCCAACAAAACCAGTAACAGATTGCCCAAAGACAACCCCAACTGACAATATTAGGCCGAAGATTAGATTACGATAGTTCATAGTAATCTCCTTGTTTTGTTTGTGAAATGACACATTTTTCTACAGGTGTGTCGTCTGCCTGTCCGCTTTTTTTATTCATTGTCATTAGTAGTTGTAACTTCTTCTACATCACAAAAGTCACCATCACAGAACTTTTCTATGTTGGCCTCCTCATTACTAATAACTCCGAAACTTAACTTACCGAGTTTCTTTACTTGTTTACCATATTCCTTTTCATCAATTGCTTCATAAGGCATTTGTTGATAGGCTCCCAAGTCGTGTCTTGGTAACAAACTTATACCCTTTAAATGATATTGATAGTAATTCAATACTTGTGGTATTTCTTTACCTTCCTTTTCAGGATCGAATGTTACTGTACAACTTACTTGATTGTCTGCCCAATGTCGTTGCATGAAAGCTGCTAAACTAAATTGTTCCCATATTGATAACTCACCTACGGTTCTTATTCCTTCTCCTACATCAACAGGAACCTCAACCACCATAGTCGTATCTTCAGAACCAAACGCTGGTTCTAACTTATAACCTGCCCTTTTCATAGGTTCTATTAACTCTGAGTGTTTTGATAACCTTATTCTCCTAATGTAAAAACGACTCTCAGGATAGTGTAATCCTGGAGTCGCTCCTGCTAATAGTGAAACTGTACCACTTGGTTTTACCGATGTGGTTTTGATTGACTTTGGTACAGCGAACCAATCACTATACATCTTGTCCCATTCTTGTATTACATCGTAACCATCATTTAACCAATCTTTTAATACACCCAACCCTCTATTGGTAATAAATTGTGCTACACCACTAACAGAACAACCGATTCTTCTGTTTCTCAACATAACTCTATTGGTATCACTCCAATGTGTTTTTCCAAGTGTTACTGTTTTGGCATATAGATATGCGTATTTTAATGTTCTAGCATAATCGTCAAAGTCATCATGATTACTTGGGAAAGTTTCCACTAAACAACACAACTCATATGATTCTAAGGTTTGTTCCAAACAAGGATTACCACCCATAGCTCTATGGTCTTTGTTATCTCCACCATTTTTCATACGAGAATATTGTCTCATATTCTCCAACCAAGCGAAACCAGGTTCTCCGTTATCAACAATCCTTTTAGCACTTTCAGTATAATCCATACCCAACTCTGCAAATATTGAGTTGTTTGATGTCCAACCATATTGGTCACGATGTGGATTAACTTTGTAATTTTTTAAATCTAAATATTCTTCATCATAAGGGTCACCAAATACAATCTCAGCGGTTCTTCTAACATTACCTGCTACAACACATTTACCAATGAGATTCATTATATCTACGATTGTTGTGATTGTTATTGGTTCTCCACTATTCTTTTCAAGAACATCTGTGATACTTTCGTGAACCTCTTGTAATGGTTCAGGACCACTCGAAACACCACCAAATCCTTTGATGGGAACTCCAGCAGGTCTTACTATTGAGTAATCAAACTCCATTGGAGCTTGTCCGTGAAAGTAACTTTCCAATAGTAGTTTAACAGATTCTACCCAACCCTCACGAGTATCAGGTATTTGAAATGTCTGTACATCCCTATCTTTGTCAACTCCCTTGACTACTATTTCTCCTGCACCTTTTGTATCAAAACCAACTCCAACACCTAACATACTAGCATCCATCAGAAAACAAAATGGTTTAGCATAATCTTCTTTAAGTGTTTTTGTTGATACGAAAGCACAATTGTTTAGGGCGGCATATAATCCCTTTTCTTCTGTGACGGGTGTACCCATTGCCCACAGACCGCGACCGGGAGGCAAGAACTTCATAGTAAAAATACGCTCATACATATCTTGAGCACTCTTTTGAGCTTGCCACGCGTTCCACCCTAATTGGTGTGATTCAATCCAATTCTTTTGCATTGTATAAGTACCTTCTACAACCCTTTGTACTGTCTCCCACCATCTTTCATTTTTTCCGTTTTCTTTGATTCTTGAATAAGTCCTCATATAGACTAATTCACCTAATCCGTTAAAACCAAATGGTGCCTTTTTTCTTTTATATTTTTTTATAAAATTATCCGATAACTGAAATTTTTCCATTTTACTCCTCTACTTAATCTTTTATATATAACGCCGTATAACCCGACCTTTGATAAATATAATATATATTCCATTCTATTCGAAGCCATCGAGGTCTTTTTCAAATATTTTTTTCTTTTCTGCCAAGGTTTTTCTCATAAACTCTTGTGAGTTATCCATCTTACCTTGAGCATCTACACCACCACTTGAAGTGGATTCAAACACCTCAATTTTACCAATATTGGTATTTATTTGTGAAGGATAGGTAACTCCATCATATCCAAATCTATTTTTTATAACATGAAATCTACCTGTGTTAGCTATTTTATCTTCGACCTTTCTACTCACCGATACCACAAAATCTGCTATCATTACTTTTGAATAAGCCTCAGCAACTTTTGTAGCGTCAATCACATCCTCTTCTAATGAACTACGATTAGCCTGTGAGGCTGTCCATATCGGACATTCTATTTCACCAGCTAATCCTCTTAAATCCTCATAGATATTTTCCAATACATGGCGTTTCTCACTACCCATACCCTTCAAGATATCAGCGTAATCCACTAATACCAAATCAGGTTTTGTACCTTGTATTTCTATTTGACTTAGATGAGCGGAGAGAGTTTGAACTGTAGCACTTTTGGTTGGGAAATATTTAATTAATAATGTTCCCTTTAATTGGTCAATCTTTTTCTTTACATCATCTTGGTAAAACTTTATATTGGCTGTCGGTACTCCACTAAATATGGTATCGTATCTCAACCCAACATAATTTTGGTTCAACTCCAATGTATAGTGTACAACATTCAATCCATTTTTCACGGCTGAAGCTCCCATACTTTGTAAACACCAAGTTTTACCGATACCTGCTGGAGCTACTACAACACCAAGTTCTCCACCACCTAAACCACCATCCATGACCTCATCAATCGGATCCCAACCTGTTTTTACCGTATCTCTTGTAGATTTTGTAAGTCGTTCTTCAATACCAACGATATAGTCGTGTCCTAAATCTCGTTCAGTACCAGCCTTCATCGCTTCGTCAACCATCTTTTTTATCTCATCGTATTGTCCAACTTCCAATAAGTCCACACTATCCATAATGGCAGCCTTAATAACTTGATTCCTACAGAACTCTAAGGTTTGTTCTTGTACGAATTTCAAGTCTGTACTTTGAATTAATCTCCAACTCTCTTTCAATCCATCCACCACAGCAACTTTTAGTATGTCGTTTTCTATCTCGTCTATCCTAACTTTCATCACTTCAAGTGTTGGGGAAGTTTTGTATTCAAAGAAATAGTCTCTGATGGTTTGTGCTATCCATTTATTAGAATCGGAATCAAAATATTCAGGCTCTAAGATATCACAAATGGTTTGTAGAAATACCTTTTCACCTAATAAAGATGATATAATTTTTGTTTGGAATTTGTGTCCGAATTGAATTAAAGTGCTTTTCTCACTCATTATTGGTCACCATAGATGCTCTTACCTCTATTTTGTCTTGTTTTTTCTCTTTTCTTCTTCTTGTAATTATCACGAGCCTTCTTCAAAATCTTATCTTTGTTGCGTTGATAATGTTCCATCTGCCACTTTCGTTGAGCATCTCTTCGTTCTTCTTCTGTATTATATTTACGCTTTCTTCCCATTGTTAATCTTCGCAAATCTATTCAGTTTAGTCCAAGTTTGCATTATCCAACTATCCATATTAGGTAAAGCACCAAACATTCTATCCTCTATGAACATTTTTTGAAAGTTCGGTTTGGATAGTTCAGGTATCTTACCATTTACTATGTTATTAATTTTTAATTTAGCTCCACCACTTATGTCAACTTCTTCAAGTTGCATTAATTTATGATTCAGATGTATTGTATCGATACCATCCAAAATTAAATCATAAAATCTACTACCTTTATTCTTTTGAGCTTCCTTTATGATTTCATCACGAGTTACCTTTCCATCCTCACCAAATTGTGGAAAGTTTTTTAAGAGTGTCTTAATCCCAATTCCCATAACACCCTTAATGTTATCAGATTGGTCACCTTCAAAAATTCTACTCAACAATAAGTTTTTAGATGTAACCTTGTATTCTTCTAATAC